GGGCAATCCTTATTAATCAATGTTAAAGTATGTGTATGAGGTTGTGGACATTTAATCTCTATTAACCCATCATCACCAACAAACCCGTCAGGTGAAGCCCCAGACCATTCTATTGTTGGGTGGTCTACAAAACCAACCTCTTCTACATTAGCTTTGCTAAACATATAAAAGGCTCTTGCTTCATCTTCTGTATCTATCCCGTGTTGCATAGCCTCATTAACATACCCCTTAGTAGCTGTGTTAGTTAGCCTTTCTGTTACTAACTGTATTCTGTAATTGCTACGTGTAGCAGCTTCGCCACTCTTAATAGTAGCTAAAACATCTGATACACGACTAGCGGTTACCTTGCCAAGCCTAGCCTGAAACCACTCATCACTTCTCTGTTCCATCGCTACTCTCCCTTATTTTCTCAATAACTTTTTCACAATGCTTTCTTTCCTCTTCATTTAATTTTTTAAAGTAAGCAGTTGCCCCCTCTTTACCTTGTGTTTCATAAGTTTTCCATAATATTTCAGCAGGGTCGCCTTCAGGTATATCTTCACCAGCATAGATATATAACCCTATACCTAGCAAACCAATACCTTTTGCTAAACATCTTTGCATAGCTGTGTTTATAGCCATAGCGTCAGGGTTTTTAATTGCCCTGTTCATGTTATTCATAACAGGTAAATAAGATGTCATGGTTTTTCCGAAAGCATGTATATCACACCATACCATCATGGTGTTGTCAGGATAGATGGTTGGCTCTCTGAATTGCCATGTAGCTTTTTCATCTTGTTGTAATAGTTGGTCAACCGCCCATGCCCAAGATAGATAATTAAACTTACCTTTCTTTTCTACATATTGGCTAACATCAATCTCTTTTAATTCTGCAAACTTACTCATGATTAACTCCCATTATCAAGTAGTTTAGTTACATTGTAAAATTTTATATCAGCAACTTCTCTTGCCTTTATAATCTTATCTTGCTTATCTAATTCTTTGTTTAAATTATCTAAATCATTTGTTACCCTTGTTAGTTCATAGATAATGTAATCTAATTTGTCATTCAATGCACTCATAATTTTCTCCTTTAGTAGTATAATACTCTGTTAATATTTTTTGTCAAGTAAATTAGGGGTGTTGCCACCCCCAATTATCAAACGCTTTCTCTTACTTGTAATGGCAGACCTTTAAAAGCGTCTGCTAATATGTTACTAAAAGGCACAGGATAAGATGTTTTTAATCCTTTTAACTTAAACACAACACAATCACCTTGCATGGTCACAACAATATCTCGCCACCCCCTGTCGTAACCTTGCAAAAATAATTCTCTTGTTATGGGCTTTGTTAGTTTAGTAGCCATATTAATTTCCTTTCTCTAGTTGTTTATGTTTATCTGCATACCCCCAATCAAATACAAACTTTGTTAATTTATATTCAAGAACGGAGTGTTCTGCTGTATGGTTTCGTATAATTCTATGCGACATAGCATGAACTATGTTATGCCACCCAGACCAATAACGACTAATACTTCCATATCCTTTAGTTTGAATTTGCCAAGCACCGCCATTCCTATGCAGAATATATAAACAACAATATTTTCTGCGATTAGATGCTTTCTTCATTTTCGGATATTTTTTAGAGGTATCATTTTTTGGAAAACTCATGTATGGTTTTATGTTTGTTTCTTTATTAATGTAACGAATAACTTTTTTAATATAAGAACAAGCAAGATTATAAGGAACTTCTGATTTAGGGAAATCCTTTTCCAATTCATTAGTTTTCAAATACCAATCTTGACTTTCAATAGACATAATCATTCCTTTCTAAATGAAATTAAAATTAAATACATATTGTTAAAGAGCAAACAACCATAACTTTTTTGATTGTTAAGCTAGTTTAACATATCTAATTTTATCTGTCTAATTGTTTTTACTTATCAAAAGTCTGTTTTTGATTTATTTTTTTTATCACGCCACCTTTTTCCTATCTTTTCATTGGCTTTATCCCAACCTTTTGACTTAAATACTATGCCATCTTTACTTGTGGCTCGGTACTCAATATCAGAAAAAAGATTTTTCATTTGTTTGATAAACTGGTTTACTGTTGTCATTGTTATACACTCCAAAAGTTAATGTTTTTTTATCAAAATAAAGTCCAAAGTTCCCCTCGTAACCATTGCCATGTCTCTGTTTATTTATATAAATCTTGCAATCATAATGCTTCTTTACCTCTTCTATTTTATCCTCATCATTACCCGATAATATTTCCTCTTTCTTTTTATTACGAAAGACTGTAATACAATTATCCGCTAGGTTAGTAATATTAGATGAGCCTAACACATCAAACTTACTCGGCTCTGAATGTTCATGAACTGTTTTACGACTGTGTGCCACTAAGAATATATGTATACCTAAGTCTCGACTAGCAACGCACAACTGATTAACAAATCTTTTTTGTCCGTTGTAATCATCTTCATTAATGCCACATTTCATTAAACTATCAATCACAAACATATCTATACCTAATTTTTCTTTTGCATAATAGATAACCGACAATACTTTTTCTACACTTGTTTCCCCCTCAGCGTCATACAAATATAGTTTATTGTCTAATGATTCAACAAAGTCATAAACTGCATTATCTGTTGGCTCATAGTTACCTGTTTGCTGCAACATACGCCCTAATGTTGCTTTAGGTAACATCTCAAAACTTGCTATCAACACCTTGCTATAATTTAATGCTTTGTACATTACATAAGAAAGCCATATCGTCTTACCATGCCCACTATAACCCGATACAATAGTAGTTTCACCCTTGCGGATTTTAAATTTATCTTCTGTAAAATCAAAAGGCAAAGGCACTCCGCCTGTCATATCATTTTTAAAATACTCCAATACATCTTCGGCATAATTGCTAGGCGATTTGATTTTCGTATGTTCAGTTAAATCTCTTTCAGCAAAATAATTTTCTATTTGCTCATCATTAACTATTAACTTCTCTACATTACTTGAGATACTCATATATTTCCTTATGTTTCCTAGCTATCCTGTGCAATCGTTCTACATCTTCAGGCACTAAGGCATTACCTTTTGTTAATTCTTTCGCAGAAAGTGCTATAAAAAGATAATCCTCTTGCATACTTTTCATAATAGCAAATGGATTAAATCTCATTTTTGCCTTAGCTATATTTATCATTTCTGTACCATTAGCATTAGGTCGCCATTCCTCATGCAACGTATCAGGCATAATATCGTTCCATACTAAGCCAATAGATTCTAATATAGATTCAGCAGAGCAACCCGCAAAACAATTCATTATCATTCTGTCATCTTTAAACTTTAAGCCTAGACTAGCATTTCTATCATCATGCACAGGGCATAAACATTGGTATTGGTCTACGCCACTCTGATAAACCTTACTAAACCTCGCTAGTATTTCTTGTCTGTCTATCATGCTCTAACTCCAATAGCTCATATTGTCTTAATTTAGGCATGGAATTATTCTTAACCCAATAATAAACTGCCTGTCTTGTTACGCCTAGCAAGTCTGCTACCTCTTGCCTACTATATTTTTTTAATACATCTTCTAATTTATTAATCATTTTTCATCCCCCTCTTTTTCTAACTCGTTCTTGTTACTTAAAAATAAGAAGCCACCACCGTTACCCTCTTCATCTTGGCTAACTTCTAATGACACTTCATTTTTTCCTTTAACTAATGTAAAGCGTGGAAAAGGTTTTAGGAAACCCTCATCTGTAATCATGCCGTCAAAAGATTTTATTTTATATCCTTTTAATTGACCATAATATTTTTCATAAAAATTACTCATTGTTCATTCCTTTCATTTAGTTAGTAAAAAGTATTTTACACAATTAAATTTACTTGTCAAATTGTCTATCATAATATATACGCTCTGCTCTTCTGTGTGCTAATGCTTTAACATCTTCCTCGTCATAACCTTCTTCCTCTAATTCCTCTAATGCTTGTTCGTAACAATATTCCCACACTTGCTCGTTTAAAAAATCTTCGTCTCCATGATATATATCATTAAATGTTCGTAACATAATTATTCCCCTTTATTAACTAATTCATATCTTTAATATTTGTCTGAATAATATCTTCTTTTATTTATGTATTCATGCTCGAAAGCATATTTTGCTTGTGATAAGTTATATCCTACATAACTTTTTTGTACAAGTTTATCCCCTTGCATACAGCTAATCGTTATCATATCAACGTCTTTATGTTTTTTAATTTTCATGTTTATTCATCCTCAAATTCTTCAAATAAAAAATCATCTATCACATTAGCTACATGATTCCTATGAACGTCTACTACAATCTCATTATCATCTTCATCATAAGCTACTAAATTCCACGAAACTATTTTAGACATCTTCGTTCTCCTTTACACTAGATTCAACATCTACTTTTTCTGACATTGGTTTGTTTGTTTGTTATCAATAAAATCAAACATACTTTCTACCTCTTCAATAACAAGAGGTATAGTTTCCCATTCATTAGTGTTATCATTAAATGATTGTAGAAGCACATCATTTTTATATGTTTGTGTTGGTGTAAATGTATCATCAATTCTTGAACCTTGTTCTGTATATGTCTGTTGCAATAATCTTAACTTCATTTTACTTCCCCCATTAAATATGAATATTTTTCTACCACATACTTTTTAGCAAACCTTAATTGAGTAAGGTAGTCAGATTTATTTTTAATATGCATTACTTTTGCAGTATCATCTCTATAGTCTGTTGGTAAAGTTGTAACCATAGATTCAAA